AATTGCGACAGCTCCCACATAAGCATTCTTATCTAGCAACACCGGAGCACGCTCATCCAGCCGATCATACAGGGAGGCGCCGATGTCATTCAGCCACCGAGCGGGGGTAAGCTCATGAGAAACTGATGGGGACATGTGGTGAATCCGGTATATCCCAGTCTGCGTCAACTGCTGGAGGACACTCACGATCAGCTCTTGTGCTATGGCCACTAATTCGTCCGCAACGGAAGGCACTGCGTCGACAGTAATCTTGACTATTGCGTCAACCACCGTCCCGAGAGTTTCTAAACCCTTAGCCAGTGTGGGCACGGTCTTATCGAGTATGTCTGCTATCTCCCCTATTTCTTGAGGATACATATCCCTGGGGTTGAACTTTTGCCATTCAGCCATGTGTCAATCTCCTCGTTGGGCATTCCATGGACATCTCGCATGGCCACCATAAGAGCCTTGGTCTTCTTGGCAGCATCATACGCCATCTCAGCTGAAAATAGAAAACAGACCTCGGAGACAAGTTCTAGCCTGTCTCGTATGTTTCCTTTGGCCATAGCAACTTTAATCCTGGCTAGCAGCTCAGTCTTCCATCGCAACATCTCTTCGGGATCTTTAACGGCACGCAAATGCCTTTCTTGAGGAACTAATGCTTCAGGCACAGGGAACCTCCTAGAGGATCAATAAGGGTGTCGAGGCTGCTGGAGGAATGACGACGTTGTTCTGCCATCCCGCCAAATACACATAAATTGCTTCTGCTACCGCTGCTGCCGTATTCATCCCAGCAGCACCCGATTTGAACAAGGGAATTAGCACTGCCGAGAGAGAAGTAGGCACCGCCGATAAGGGAAAGGGTGGAGGCGAGGCCACTGCCGGTGCGGTGACCGTAAAAATAGAAGTGGAACACATAGCAGCCAACCCAGCTTCGATAGCAAGGGCAGCGGTAGAAGCAGTCCCTCCTGGAACACCCAGAGAAGCCATGGGTCCATAGGTAACACCTGGTACGAACACCGGGGCAGCAGCCACTTCGAATCCTGCTACTCGTGCGTTCTTCCAGAAGTCCTCTATCAGGTCGCATGTATCGGTATAGGAGTCAGGACGTTCCACTTCCCACAGAGCAACCAGGTCAGAAATAAACTTCGCTTTTTGTGCAAGTAACGCCATCAGGAAGTTTCCGAATACCCAGAGAGGATGCCCCCAACGGCCTTGCTATCAATAGTTAATTGCGACTCCACGAGACCCGCTACGGCTACCGCTGCAGGGTCAGCTGTGCCAGACATACCTGTTCCAGTCGGGTGCATATGCGTCTTCATATAGGTCAATATATTGTTCAGTAACAGGATCAGTTGATTCCCGAGCACAATAGGTTCCTTAGGCAATATACCGCTACCCAAGTGAACATTGGGACCCTCAGCAGGAGCTAATGCGCTCGTCAATTGAATCTGTCCTAGTGCCGGGGTCGGAGGATCTTCTGGTCCAAGAAAAACCTTCCATGTGGACTCATGTGCAATGGCGGCTAAGGAGGCATCCAAAGTTAAGGAAGCCCCCAACGCTTTTCCCGATACATCCGTAGCCTTCATCTTTACTGTTCCATTGTACCCGTGCATGAGAATTGACGGTGGATTTGTGGATACTCCAGGGACACTTAATGAGGAGGAAGCAGAAATGGAAAGGTACTCCATAACCGCCACTTGCATATTGGAACCCGCCATTGTGCTCAACTGTCCGGTGAAACTCAAAGCTCCATTACCCAAACTGCTCACACGGTATTCACCATCTAGATTGAGTTCATAAAGACCTTCCCAGTTACCCGTAAAGTTCTTCCCCGTCTGCGTTACCGTTGTGTAAGTCTCAGCTACGTTGCCCACGAATTGGTTCTCCGTCAATCCGTCGACCTGCTGCTTCTTGTTACCCATGATCAATTCATCACGGGCACCCACCCGAACGTTCTGGACACCCATAACCAGTCTTCGGTTGTTGGCGATGCAGACTTCCTCGACACTCCCATCAGAGAACATTTCCAATCTGGAACCGGAGAAGTGTGCCAATTGAACTCGCTCGGCAGAAGGCGTGGCATCAAATTCTAGGAGGGAGCCGTCATACCCCTGAATGGACCGGACATGGCCGTAGGTTCCCTCGAACTGCGAAGGGGATGTGTTGCCCATGTCTCGAACAGCGTAGTCCATGACGTCCGGCTCAGCCCGTGCGTGCTTAGGAGCAGTGCTGACACCCTCTCGAATAGGCCAGGGTCCTGCCGACCAGAGTGGAGAAGAGGTGTCACCACCTTCGAATTCAATCCAAACGTAGTCACCTTTTGCAGGAAGCCAGGTGTCCCCTACGTTTTTACCGCCACCGGTTAGGGTTAGGGGGAATGCCCAACCTAAGGATTCTTCTGACCCCATGACCACGGGAACGATGGCTTTAATCCGAAAAAGATTTTTGGGATCTTGGTTGTCATCCACAACACCTCGATATTTACCGAAGTACCTACCAGAGAACCGGTCTTCGAATTCGTAGATATTCATTACACGTTTTTCCCATCGACCTTTTTAATTATCTTGGTAGTCCAGGTAACGGTGTCTGCAACCACATCGGTTTGGGTGCTAATCTTAGTGGGAGGCGCCTCACCAGAATCCGAAGGACCCATCGCGGAAGTGCCACCAAAAATAATACTCTGTATGCGTGCATACGCTCTTACCTGCTGTTGGATCTCGAAATTCCTACCTGCCTTGGACTGCTTAAAAGATCGCTTGATGGTCTTCAGAGAAGTTGCGAAGCCCCCGTTGCTGTAGCTCTGAGTAACCTCGGTAACATGGTGTTTACCTGAGAAACGCTCACCTACCCCAGTCACTTGAACAGCCATGCTGGACCGGTACATCATTGAGGCAATTGTAGGAACCAGTGTACCCTCAATAAGCTCGGTAGTGCCTAGGATAACACCCGCTTGTTCATCCTTTTTCTTATCATCTCCAGGGGGACTGGCTGTTTCTTCCGCGTCTTCATCTTTATCCCCGCCGTCAGGCTTTGTGTTTTCTTCTGCATAGATGTGTTTCCACTCAACCCTATCGGCACCTAGATTAGTCGTAGCGATTGTCTTGGTTGTCTTTGTCTTAGTGTCCGACTTCTTTTCCTGGTCGTCACCTTCTTGTCCTGCCTTGATCCCCATGATGTCGGCTAACCCAGGGATGACATCCACGAGGGTGTTCCGAGTTGATTTCCAAGCTGCTGCGCCCAGCTTCTTTGCGTCCTCTAGAGCAGCGTCAGCAATAGATTGTGAGGCCTTTCCGTCTAGGTCAATGTCTTCTGCGGATTGTGCTGCCCCTTTTCGCTTTCCCTTATTCTGAAATTTGACCGCAAAATTGAAGGTGCGAAGAGAAGACCCATTAGACTTGTAGGAGAGTAACGGTACTAGAGCCTGCTTGCCAGTAAAGTCCAAGCTGTTCGGGCGTCTAAAATAAAGCGTGTTTCCCTCAAGACCCCAGACGTACCCATATTTAGTAGCCAATTTCTGGAGTATCGCGGCATCCGTGGTGTTTGATTGAATGAGCGGGCTATCATCATCAAATAACATATCTGACAGGCTCTCGATTTCGAACCCTAAGCCATGCTCTTCCGCTATTTTTCGAATGATGTTCACGGGCTTCCCCAGATGCTTCCGGCGTTTCTGCTTCTTATTCATCTTATGCGATAAATCTTGAAACTTAACGGTCAACCTAGGTACACCGTCGTCCCCTCCCACGAAGGAATATGATTTGACGATGAAGGGTCCCCGAGGCATCGCCTCAGCCGTCCACCCCAACAAGAAAGTGAAACGTCGCCCCTTCTTGAAAACGTTGGCATTTGTGAAGGTGTAGTCAACATCCTCAATCACGAACGATCCATCCGTGGCTTTCTTCTCACGGTCGGTGAAAGTTAAGCTCAGTATCTTCCGAATAGAGTCGTCCGAAAGCCTGTTACCTGCGACCCACATGGCCAACATCGGTGTCCGGACAGAAAGCATTTAATTCATCTCCGCATATACGAAGGAAGGGAGGACAATTTCTGTCCCCGCTTCGAGGTCTAGTGGCCAGAAGACTTGCGGGTTTGCGTCGGCAATCACATACCACTTATTGGCGTCCCCGTACTTAGCAAAGGCCAGAGACTCCATAGTGTCTCCTGCCAAAACCTTGTACTGGATGAACCCATACCTTGTCTCAACGGTGGTTTCCCGTAAAGGGGGGTGCGACTCAACAGAACCATCGTAGGCAGTGCTCTGGATGTATTCTTCTAACCGGTACCTGGAGCCTTGAAAAAGCGTCATTTTAATACCTCGATAAAACTCGGTTATCAAGCAACGCCTGGTACTGAAGCTGCGTTCTTGAGCGTCCTAGATAAACAGTCTTAATGGCCAGCTTTACTGTGGCTCGGATGGGGATCAAGCCCCGTGTTCGTTTGGTAACGAGACAGTCGTACTTCGTTACCACCCCCTCCCAAGCATCCGGACCAATACTAATGATCGCCTTGGGGGGAGCTACGAATTGCCCCAAGCCATCCACGAAAGGCTGGGCATCCTGCCGAGCGAAGGATTCTAAGAAAGCTCGCTGAGGGCCGATACCCACCTGGGCGTGGTGCCAACTTTCTGTAGCGTCCAAAAGCAACTGGAGGTCTATTGTGTCGTTCGAAATAGTGTTGAACACCGCCGTGGGGCCTGTCGAACCCGGTGGCTCAATCATGGTATATTTGGGGGTGACTCCGTGGTTGTCAGTTGTAGGATTGTACTGAAAGTACATAAGGTCTTCCAGCGAATCGTTTATGACACGGCCTATCCACCCTTTTCGTACTCTGGGGCTCATGGTTGGTAGCTCGTTTCAAAGTTGGCGTCGAAGAATTCTTGGACCATGGTTTTTGCAAGTGTCCGAGCGTTCTCGTCATTAACCGCACCGTTCACAGTGATATTAACGTTCTCAACAACAGCACCAGCTGACTTACCACCAATACCGCCGACCATTGAACCAGCGGCGCCAAGAGCTGGAGAAGGTGTTCCCCTAGTGATCGTATCCGGACTATTCCACTCATCAATAGCGGGCCTTTCCGTTCTTCTCCCAGTCCTCGCTAGGGTAGCTTGCCGCATAGTGCCCTGGTTAACCCGGTGGTCAAATTCATCGCTGTAGGCAGCACGCTCTTGCGGGGTACTGAAGGGGGAAGCCGCTGCTGCCCCCAATCTTGCCAGCGTGTCGCCCCCAAGGTCAGGTGTACCGACTCTGTGTATTAGACCGGCTTGTTCTGCCTTAACCCTGGCATTAAGAGCTGACCCCATCCCAAGGGCCAACTTGACCAGCGCCCACAATGCTTTTAGTTGGTTCTTTGCGTGCTCTAGGAAACCACTAAAACCGTTCGTAAAACCATCCTTGAACCAATTAGCTACACCGTAACCGAACTCGGTTATCACCAGGCCCATTTTAGCTTTTTTAACAGCCCATGCATCCACCCAACCCCACAGGGAAAGGCCCAGCTGGTCACCGACATCCGTCGCCAGACTCATCAGGTATGCATAACCGGCGATCGCGGCAGCAATGGCAACGGCAACCGCAAATATTTTAACATTAGCTATCAGGCCGGCGGTACCGAGAGCTAGCATCTTAGTCGTAGCCACAGCTGTCTGAGCTGCGAAGTTGACCATGTATCCAACAAGGACAGCGCCGATTAGGTTGCCGAGTATTTCTAAAGCCCTAGTGTAGCCAGAAATATCCTTAGGGTCAGCTACCTGTGCGAATAGGCCTATCACTTCCATGAGGGATAAGAACCCGTAAGCCACGACCCCAAGGATATTCTTTATGTGCCCCCAGAAAAACGTAAATGTCTGTCCGATACCCCTGAATATTTTAGTGAAGAAACCCTTGAATTGCAGAAGAGAGACAACAATATTCTTCAAACCATGCTTATCGAGAGTCTTGAAAAGAAGCGTGCTGTTGGGACCGCCCTTACCATCCCACCATTCAATGACACCTTGGACGACCAATTTGATCATCCTGAAGTTATGTCGGAAACGCTTAGCCATCGTATCAGAACTGTTAGTGACCCAGCTAACCGCACCAACGATGGCGAGCACTCCCACAAGAATCACACCCAACCAAACAGCGGGAACTATTAGACCCACCAACCCCGACTTTAGGGCTGTAAATGCAAGTGTGATCGCTCCTGCAAAACCTCCCACACCTAACGCTGGACCCAGAACCTGTGTGAAGAATAATATTCCGCCTAACCCGAGGAGTGCCAACCCAGAAGCAGTCGCCAGCGCCCCCAATGCCGAAGTGACTATCATCAAGGTTTTCGTCAGTATCGGATTAGCTTCTGTGATGGAGAGGATAGTATTTAAGAATTCTTTCCACACTGTGAGAGCTTTGGACACGATGCCCATAGTTGACTTACCGAAGATAGTGGCGATGGTCAGCTTAGAACCTTCAATCAGCTTTGCAATACCTTCTGCAGTAGCAAGGTAGGCGTCTTCCGCTTCTTTCGAAGATCCTGTGGAATCAGCAACCGAAGCTGATAGTTCCAGCATCATCTTCTTGGCGCTTTTACCCTCAGTGGTGAGCTTATTGAGCATCAAGATCATGGCGCCAGCTTTTTGCCCGAACACCCCCGTGAGGCCTTCTAGAGCCTTCTTATCACCACCTTTAGCCAAGAGAGTTTGATACTCCCCGAGAGCTTCCGCTAAGACCACATTGATGTCTCGGATTTTCCCGGCCTCATCAAACAGGTCAACTCTCATCTGCTGGAAGGAGATCATCCTTCTCCGTAACTCTGACGGATCTAACTCCATGAACTCCTGCTTAGTCGTGAGTCCCTTCTTAGTCATAAAGTTGCTGATTATCCGTTCATTCCCGATCAGCTTGTTGGACAGGATCGCTACGGATTCACCGGCTTGAGCAGCTTGCATACCTCCGGCCTTCATGACACCTCCCAAAGCCATCATCGTGGACATACTGGATTGCATCAAAAGCGGAGCTGCGCGAAGGGAGTTCAAGAACGGAGCCATATGCTCCCAACTCAGGGCTGTCGTTCGAGTAGCGTTGGCCATGGTGTCCATGACCTGCTGAAAAGAAACGCTCTCACTACCAAATTTCTTGATGGCTGACACCGAGGCTCTAACTGCAGTGTTCATATCTATCAGACCGCCAGCACCCGTAACCATTTGAATGGTCATCGGGAGCAGCTTCAAGGCTTCGTTGGTATCCAAACCAGCTGTCCTAAGTTGCCTGAACGCTTCCGCAGCACTTGTGGGCGTTTCTATAGTCTTGAGACCAAGGTCTAACATCTCCTTGGTCAGAAACTTCATATCGGCGCCAGTTGCCTTAGTCGCAAACTGAACGCGACTCATCGCTGCCTCGAAACCCATGGCCGTAGTGGTAGCGTGAGCGGTCAGACCCATCATCTTCTTACCCACAAAGGACAGTGCAAACCCAGCAGTAGCCAAACTAGCCGAGGCTTGCATTGCACTTTTTTGGAGTTTCTTTACAGACTGCTCAGTTTCACCTACAGCACGGGCAGTCCTTCGGGCAGTGACCTTGATCTTATCCATGGACCGATTGGCCAGGGTGGCCCCGGTAGCGACTCCGGAGGCGTCAAGCCTTACGAAAATTCCATATAGTGCTCGACTACCACCTGATCCACTTGGGGCAAAAGCCATACTAACCTCACTTCTGATTTTGACGCCGGTCTTCTTCCACGATTAACTCGCAGTAGTCCACCCGGCGCTTATTTGGAAGGCGGAGTATCTCCAGCTCCGTCCACCCATAGGTACTAGCTATGAGATGGATTTGCTGGGTCAGGCCAGTTAGTACTTCGTCTCCGTGCCCCGCCTTCCACCGAAAAAAGATGTCAAATCGACATTTATGTCAAATTTCTTACCGCAGGTACATTTTACAATTTTCCACTGTCGAAGGCCAGGAAGCTCGGATTGAAGAATTTGAGCGAGGTACCTACGATCTCTAGATTTGAGGGTTCGCATGGATTCCCTATCCACTTCTTCCAGGTCACCTAGGGAAGTGATGCAAGCTGCAAACATGGCGTCAAAGACAACGGCTGCATTGTCGCCCAGTTCTCCCGCCAACTCTTGGTCCTTACCCGTAGGAAAACGCAATGTTCCTTCGTGGTAAACCTTGACCACGCCTTTTTCAACAACCCGCAAACCAGCCGGAAGAGTGAAGGCAATTTCCATCTTGTCGTCTTCCGGCCACTCAACGACATCGAGATCCGCAAACTTAACCTCCTCTTCCCACACAGCCTCACACCTGGGACACTGCCCAGCCATTAGAGCTTCGGTGTCCCCACCGAGTTGGAAGATCTTCGACAGAAGGAAATCCCGGTCAACAACCGTCAGCTTACGGGCTAGGGAACGGTCAAACATCTTGTCCGGATTCTGCTTCTGTTTGAGGTGCCCTTCGACTTCTTGGATACAACGGTTGAGAATCAACGACACCGCTTTGGCGCCGTTGTTTCCAGACTTTTTGCTTGCAATATTGTGATCGTCAATACCGGACATTTCGTCGATAACAACGTTCCTATACCGCGTACCGTCGATCTCCAAACCTACCGGCAACCTGACGGTATCAGAGACATCATTGTTAGAGGATTCTTGGGCATCTTCTTGGGGGTCATCGATCATGTCGTTACTCCTGTTATGACTACTGCCATGTTTCTAGGGCTTTGGTCTGTCTATGATTTCTTTTGTTTGATGCCTTCATTGGCAAAGACCATCGACTGAATGAGAACACCGTTTCCATTAGCATCCAGGACTTCCGTAGACATCTCTTTAGGCCAGGCACGTTTCACAGTCCAGGTGTGAACATTAGCTCCGCTCTTGTCCCGGAGGTGGATAACGATGGTCTTTCGATAAGACTCATTATCTCCCTGGCTACCTTCGACTCTATCCACGGAGAATATTTCGTCTCTCCAGTTGAGGAAGTCCTCATCTGACGACATACCGCGCTCAAACGTGAGATCGCCGTATGTGGTTTGTCCCGAGAGGTGGTGGGGAGTTTCATTCTCGCCACCTTCTCGGTATGTGATGTCCTCGGTTGTTTCAGTCAGCCCACCGATCTTAGCGAATCCCGCACGGGGGAAACCGTCACAGTCGACTACGAACTTAAAATTGCGATACGGATCTGCCATCGTTTACTCCTTCAATTGCTCCGGCTCTGTTACACGATTTCCGTTACTGAAGAACCGCCAGTGTATTGAGCGATTCGATGGATAATGAATTCGCCCGGTTTATTCGGGGCCAAACCAATCTCAGTGATAACCCTGCCTGCGTCTACGTCAGCCGCATCCATAGTTCCGTCTTTGATGCCAATCTTGATGTAGAAGGCATCATCTTTGACGGTGGTCGGGAAAGCGCCATCGTCCAAGAGACTTTCGAGATAGGTTTCTATCCGATTGAACAGCTTGCCCCAGAGAGTTGGATTGTTATTCCTAAATACCGACCAACGAGTCGAGTCCACGAGGGATTTCTCAACGAGCTGGAAGAACCTGCGAACAGGAATGTATTTAAATTTCTGCAGCGTGGAGGCGTCCAGCGTGCGTGTTCCCCAAACCATCACGGGGGAGGTTCGAGTGAACTTACGCAGGACGTTAATCCCAGCAGTGTTCATCAGTCCATGGTCGTCACCACTGTACTCAGTGACAATGTCCGTAGCGTACTGAATAGTTCCGTATACACCCTCGCCCGCAGGAGCTTCCCATGGACCAGAACCAGCGGCACTATCCACACGAGCACGAAGGCCCATCATAGCGCCGAGACCTGTGATGGAGCGTGTAGGATTGGAACCTGCAGCTGTTGGGTCGAACACCTTCTCCCCGCCTGCGTATAGCGCTACGTAGGACGAGTCGAGGCCCAGCACGTTGTTTCGGTAGGCTACAGCAGAAGCAGCTGACATTCCCGCATCGACATAGGCGAGATACTCAAACCAGATGCGAGACAGGCAGTACTGAGCAGCTGCGTGAACAAGGCCGGCACTGTTGTTGCCCAGTGTGCAGAGAGGCATCATTTCGTTGATAATGTCCCAAGCATAGAGACCTGTCTTACCGACAGAAGTTCCGATCCAATCAGCATCAGAGATACCAGCTATTTCGCTAGTTCCGCTGGCAAGGAGGACGGCTGCTGTGTCCGTAGCCGGAAGGTCAGCACCCATACCTGCTACCGCATCTTGGTCGGAAACCACGACGTATTTTGAACCGAAGTTCTCGTCGTTCATGAGGGTCTCGACATAATTGTCAGCGGTATCGAGCATCGACATTTGACTCCAAGTTTCCTCAAGTATATTGGACCTGTAAACTTGAACGTCGAACTCCTGTGTCTGAAGCTGAGTGGCAACATCCAAGAAGCCATTGACGAAGGCAACGCTTACGTCCACGAAGAACGTTACAACGCTGCCAGTAACCACGGTTCGCACTGCGGTTACTTCTTTGTACTCGATGTTGGTGGCGTCCCAGACCTTGATTACTGAACCGACAGTGATACCGCTAGTGGTAACCACCGAAATGGCTGTATCGCCTGCGGTGATGTCGGCTACTAAAGAGTTACCTACACCGGAAGCAGCTTGCTTGGAATTCTGGGTGATCTCAGTGGAGAGGACATTCCCGGCTAAACCCGGAGAAAGAACCCCACGGTAACCAGCTTCGAATTTCAGTGTGGATTGTGTCGCTCCAAGAGCAGCACCGAGGACAACTTCCACAGACAAGCCGAGGGGTGTCAGAGCAGTTCCACTTGCGAAATCCAACTCCGAGGTGATTCCGGTAGTCGGGGAGGTCATCGTGAAAGTTCCGTCGCCATTCACTGCTACCAGTGCGGTGGTGTCGGCTTCGATGACGGTCTCAACTTCAGTGGCGGTAACAGCTGCGATATTCGCAACATCACCGGTACCGGCAGTGGCTGCAGCCCAAGTCAGGCCGGATGTTCCCGCAGTAATTGCAACAGAACTTCCAGTACCAGCTTGGTCGGACACGATTTTGACATTGGAGGTATCCAGAATTGCATACCCACCAGAAAGCTGAGAGTTGATCTGATTGATGATACCTGCTGCCGCAGTGGTTGCTCCTGAGAAAGTGACGAGCTGAGCTGTCCCACCGTTCAGAGTCACCGAGAAGGTGAGACCTACTTGGTCGGTTACTGGGTACGATGTGGTGTCGACGACGGTTCCGGCAGCTGCGTCGAAAGTAGCAGCCGCTGCTCCGACGTTATCCACATCCAAGGACAAGGCCATACCCGGAGTCATCACGTAGTTTTGAGCAGAGCCAATTTTGGTGGCCGCTGTCGCAACCTGCGCGTCTGTCGACGCGGTTCTGTTGGATGCCACTCCCGAATAGGAAGTGTTGTCGTCCAGGTTAGTATAGTTGGCCTGACGAGATGTGATCAGCTCGACGCCACCTTCTTTGAAGAAATGCTCGGCCTCATACGCAGCGTCACCTCTTGTGGCAACCTCGTATGTCCCGAAAATCTCTTTCCATGCTGCGAACGTACGTGTTCGAGTTGGAACACCTACTGGACCTTTTTCAGTGATAGCTTGCATCCCACCGAAGCCGGTGGCTGCTGACACGACTGGACCCTCTTGGGAGGTTACTTCTTCAGTATACACGTTGGGTGTAGTGTACTGGGGCATAATTCCTACTCCTCTGCGTCCTTACGCATTGAGCTTCCTCCTATAGAGAGCACTATGTCTGCTCTAAGTGTCGCTGTCATCGGGAGGAGCATGTTCATTTTTAGTCCTGTTTAGATCGGTTCTTCATCAGTTTCGGTAACACCAATGACCAAATCTAGTACGTTCTTGGTGTCATCGACCTGAATTTCCAGAGGATGTCCTCCTTGGTCTCTCCAAGTACTCCTCAAAGATACCTCGACTTGGGCCTCTGTGACAACTTTCTCTTCGTCCACGTCATCGACGGCGCTCAATGCAAGGTACGCAACCACAACCAAAGTTAAAGTCTTGTGGTAGATAATCTCATCCGAGTGCAGCTCATCCGAGGTGACAAACCCACCTTCCCAGAACAACCACACGTCAACATTCTCGCCATCTATGTTGGCCACAGTCAAAAAACCTCGGGGACAAGTTCGATACATGAGGACTTCCGAAATCAAATCCCTAGACTCAGCCACTAGTGCCTTGTGCCAAGTATCTATCGAATACTGAATCCTAAAGGGCTGTGGTCGTTTACGCATACTTCTTACAGGGGGTGTTTCTGTATCGTCATAGGCTACCTCTTCTTCCTCCTCGTCATCTGAGTCCACTATCCTGCTATAGTCAGGAGTCACGGACATCATTTTCAGGGATACGGAAGGGAAGGTACGCTCTTCAAATTCTTCAATGCTGGGCTGTTCCATAAACACTTCGACGGCAGTGGGTGTGGCCAGTGGACCTGTGGGAATAGTTATACCGCTATATTTGGTGAGCAATGCTTGATCGATAGCGGTTAGTGTTACAGCTATTGAGCCCATCTATCCATCTCCAATATATCTCCCAGAGGTATCTGGGCTATTTCCGGCAGAGCTTGCATCTCCATGTATACCGGACGCCAAATCGGTCTGGCTGGTGTCTTGCTGTTGCCATACTCATTCTCAAACGCTATCTCAGCCGCTGTCTTTCCACTGCGTCTGTACACCTGAGTACCGGGGGTTACTTTCACCGTCGCCCCGTATTTTCTTCTAAGGCTCGTCACTCTAATTCGTCGGGCATAGGCACTTGTCTCTTTGTATACGATCCCGTGACCTTTCTGGCGAATAGTGCGGTCTGCTAGCTTCTTCCATCCCATGTCCTGGGAGGAGATATGCCCACGGATAAGTTTACGGACAGCCTCACCAGTATCCCGAAGATGATCCTGAGCATTCTCGATATACCCACCAGCCTGTGCCCAAGCTACCCAGAGACTGAATCCCTCCCAGTTTCCGGTGAAGATTACATTTTCCCTAATGGCCATCAGTCTCGCTGTCCCTGGATGGTCATCCCCAAGGCTACGACTAGCGAAAAGCTCGTTCCGACTTGTCCTGTAGGTGCTACCTTGCTTATTTTATATCTTCTGTTCCACCAAGTGAATTGACCCTTCACATCCATCCACTCACCTTCATCGGCTGTCGGAAACTTTCGAAGCATTTCCAGACGACTGAACAGGAAAGCAATGTTGTAGGTTTCTCCACTACCGATCACCGTCAGCTGTTCGGAGGTAGGGTTTAGAATGGCCCGACCAACCAAGGACACTGGGGTAGCGAAAGTCTTTGTCCGCTGTTTGTAGATGTCCATGACGCCGTCAACATAACCATAATAATTGATCTCGGTCGTACGATGCGCCGTTATGACCTGATCTACTTTGGTCTGGATTTGGGCTTCAGTAACCATTACGCAACCACCACTTCAAGTGTGTTGCTATTGATTTTGACCCCATTCATATTCACCGTTTTTACCCGGTAATAATAGGTGCCAGAAGTGAGATCTTCGTCCCCATACTCAACGGTGTGGTTGTCCGAAATAATACTCAGACGCTCCTCATCCGACATTGTTATGATGGTTCCACGACACACTTCGTAGCAAGCAAATGTTTCTTCGTATAAAGCGGACCAGGATAAGGCCACAGCACCACCCGCCACCGCCGCTGAAACCACAGCTGCAGCCAAACCCTCGTCCAATTTATACTTACGATAACCACCGTTAGTAAGCGAGATTCTTTTAACTGTTCCAGATTGTGTTTCAGCGGCATTTGAAGTCCCGCCAACATGTTTTAGCTCACCGTCGTACTCCTCTTGGAGTTTCTGCGCCAGATTGATCCAGGATGCCGAAGGATCCTCCACCGAGGAGTTGTCCGTCTCTATCTCAAGATCCGGGACCTTCAGTAGATCAATAGGGCCGCTGGAAGAATCCAAGTCTTCCATATCAGCATACCCAGCTGCGCGTACATAGCACATCTCGATGGTAGCCAGTTTGACTAGCAGGAAGACACGGTTATCGGGAACGTTCTCAGCATCCTCGTAGGCAGTTGAAAAATCGTGGCTCAACTTACTGAGACCAAACTCCACAGCATCAACGTAATATTCATCAGAGAATAAACGCTCGACTTTGTAGTCGGCTATCCTACGTCGGACCTTGCTAATGACCTCAAGTTGTGTCGCCACGATTCACCTACTCTACTAATCCATGGCTACGGAGATAGGATATTTGATCTCCAGAAGCCGTGACTGTTTTGCCCTTGACCAAATGGAACCAGCGATTCCCACAGTATTTAACGGTGGTCTTTAACGCTTTGGCCGTAACCAAAGCATTCGCCACTGCTGTGGGAAGCGCTACCGGAATGTCTTCCAGATTCTTTGGCGGCTCCTCGATAGGAGCTTCCTGGACGGGGGGTACGAATTTAGAGACTTCCGTTTTCTCAACCGGAGTTTCGTCTAAATCCGTGGATTTCTCCACCCTCTCGTCAAACGACGAGGAGGTTAGGATTTTCTTTTTCTTTTTGGAAGAAGCCATGATTTTACCTCAAACTTGAGACCACAGCTCGGGAGGACAGCCATCAAGAGCCGTGTCTCAATGAACTTGTTAACTAGACTGTTTCGAGTCGGACGATAAAGTCGTCTTCGAGGATGCCGGCACCCTGGATACCGTACCAAGCCAAGCCGTGTTTACGGCCATAGTCAGTCACGCCACCGTCGCGTAGTTCGACGGGGAGGGCTGTGGCTTTACCGAAGGCACTGTCTGCGAAGAGCAGTGATTCGTACACGTGGGCATTTACGACGCCACCTGTGGCGGCACTGGCCAAACCAGCGAGGTAACCAGGATCGGTTGTCGGGGCAGCACCATTTTGACAATGGGTTGTGCCAATGAAAATGATGTCCTCCCAGCGACCCAGTTCTCCGTTGAACAGCGCACGGGTGTTGGCGTAATTCTGAGCGGCTACCCAGTCAGGGTCTCTCTTCAAATAGGCCGCTTGATGAGGATGGATGAAGCAGGCATAAAAATCGCCCATGAATTTTGGAGCATTCTTGGTCTGAAGAACTTCCGCCGCTTGACGGAGGATTTCGACGTCGAAGAAGTCCGCTGCGCCGTCCATGGCGGCACGGGAGGCAGCAGAGCCACCATAGATAACGTTGGTGCCAGCGGCAATAACGTCACGTAGCATGATGTCGTTGACTACCGCATAGTCACGACCCAACAGGATCGCGGATTCGGCTAGGACGTCATCGAAGGAAGTCTGAAGCAGTTTCTCGGATACGCCTACGGCATTACCCCACTCAGTGACCGTCAGTTGCTTCTGAGTCGCTGAGAGATTGCCCTCAACCATTGCCACGCTCTCATCGAGCTGGCCACCACGAGTTAGGTTGTTATACCTATTCATGGTGATGGTTTGACCCGCTTGTTTCATGAGTTCGGTCTTCTTGACTGCGAACTCTTCGAACTTCATCACGCCCAGAGCTTCGTGCTCAATGTCCATCGCGTAGACGTCGAGAATCGCTTGTGGTAGCGCAACAAAATCACCAGCAGTCTGTACACCCGAATACGTTGCCATTGTGTTTTCTCCTCAGCGGCGGGTAGTCTAAGACCTCGCCTTGTTCATTGCTTCATTCAAAAGTTCATTTCGGCGCTTATGATAATCGTCGCCTTTGAGTCGGACCACCGCCTGACGATTCGCTGCGGAAACCACTGGTGTGGGTCCACGTCCTTGCGAACCATCCGGAGAAATCGGTGTTGGAGGTCATTGGCCATTTCTTTGCGGACATTTTCTTTCACAGTAGCTGTGATTTCCGCTTCTCTTGCGAGCGCAGCTTGAATCGAGGCATCGACTTCGGCCTTGGTTTCGCCGCTAACCAGCTCTACCAATTGGAGACCGGAACCATGAATCTTTTCAGCTCTGTAAGCCTTCATCTCGAATTCGAGAATACGCTGAGCAGATGCGTCAGCAATAGCCTCGACCGTTGAATTCAGCTTTACATTTTGTTCGCGCAGTTGACCCAACTCATCATTAACGGATTTCATCTCCGAAGAGCGCCCTTCTCGCAGTGCATCTCGGTCAGCTTCGATCTCTTTGAGCTTCTTCTCAGTCTCTTCTGCCTGAGCTAGGGCCTTGGCGTTCTGCTCTTTGAGAGAATCCAATTTCCCAAATACTTTGCTCTTCTCTTCGGATCGTGCCTTTTCGAGCATGTCTGCGAGCTGTGCTTCGGAATAAGTAGTACCTTCGGGCTTTACTGCCGGGTCTGGTTTCGGTGTCGGCTCTTGTGTCTGTGTAGGAGCTATAACTGTTGTTCCTGTAGTGTGAACAGCCACATCTCCTGTCACGATCGGTTTTACGTTCGGGTCTGTACTTGTGGACATAACGCCCTCCTATATCTGTGCAGTGTGTTGGTGCATTATCTACTCAGCGATTAGGCCAAGCGGGGATCGCTCACGGGCTTATTAAGGCTCGGAACGTCGTTAGGGTTGGAGGTTTTAGAACCCTCGGTCACCTTGCTGGTGTGCCGTTGTTCTTTGTTGTACGAAAAAGTCGCGCTATCGCCACGATCTTTATCGATCTTGCCTTCGTTGCTTGTTCCGCCTGCTCCTGCGCTCGATGCCATTGGATGACCTCCTTGAAAGTTACATTCTTTTATTAGTATCGAGATTGAGGCCTCTGCAGTCAAGTTTCGGGTCTCTCTCGAAACTACAGTTCTTCCTATTAAGTAGCACTCTCTACCTTGGAATTCAATAAACACAAACTATTCGCTGGACTAGATGATGACTCCCTCGGGGAAACAGCGGCACCAAGGGTGGGGATAGGAGGGCCAATTACCGAGCCGATACAGTCCTTCTAGGGCTACATCCTCGGCATCTCGAATTCGTAACTCGCGTGCTAAACTAGGATTCACTCGGACCGCGTGGAGTTCGCAGATCTCCCCACCCCCATACCAGGGGTGAGAACCCGATAGCCTCCAGTGAGCCAAGTCAAGGCCACTCGTTGTCAGCACACGAAGCTCTACCTCATTTGATAGACGGGTTTCTTCCGATGCTACTAATCGCATCATATCTTTGGATAGGCTGCCTCCTACCACCGGGGTATGCTGAGGCTTTGTGTGAAGTAGAGCGGTTTCTACGTCCCTTACTATCCGTTCCCGTGCTCCTTCGGTGTGTGTACTGGCCAGTAAAGTGTCGAGCTGGGCCTGGTGTTTATCATGAATCCTTCTCAACCGATGCGAGTATGTCATCCCAGAGCCAGCAGGAAACTCACGGTCTAGGGAAAGCAAGACATCATCTCGAAGGAACTGCATATCTAACTCAGAGGGGAGCTTTACACCTTTCTTGGCCAGATACTGCATCTGAACCCTGGACGCTCTCCAGATTGCTTTTTTCACGCTCTGTCGGAATTCAACATCCACGTCGGCAACAATCTTGGTGAAAGACCTAGCTACCTTGCCCTGAGCTTGTTCAAGATGACTGTTCAATAACCGGGTGTCTTTGGAATCAAATCGCGTCTCATCATTGAGGAACGTCAAGAAAGTATCATAGAACACTTGGTAGTGTTTTTTGATACGTCTCGCGTCCTTCATCCACAACGCTATCAACGCCACTCGCGCTGCCCGTAAGTCATCATCACCAATAGTCTGAGCTTGTTCTACCTTCTCTCGAATATCAGCCATAGGACTACCCTCTACCTACGTCCCTCAGTCTCGTCTTTCTTCTTGGCGGTTGCTTTGTCTTTCTCTTTGCGAGCTTTGTCGGGAGCAGTGTCTGGATCCTTGCCAGCGTTGTTCACCTGAGTGTTTGCTATTTTAGCTCCGCGAGTAGAGTCAGCACCACCACGGCTCAACTGAAAGGCACCTTGTCCGGGACCCAAGTCAAAGAGTCCTTCAGCGTCCATGAGAGCATCTTCTTTAGCTTCTTCTAGAATATCTACGATCTCAGCCTGGGAGTACCCCATCTTCTCCAGCTCGCGCTTTCGAGTAGAGATACCCATGGAGAGTCGCTCTTTGGTCATTTCTAATTCCCGTCGCTCATCCTGTGGCAATGGATAGGGGAATACCACTTCGTTGCGGTACTTGTTCCCCTTCAATTTCTCCATCTTCTTACCGAAGGCGCTGTCACCCAATTCGGTAGTCATGAGGATGAGACGATTGATGAGACGAATTCCGAGACCATACGTCAAAACTTTGACGTCGCGCTTCTCCAACATTGGAAGATACTGCAGCTGCAGTGCTACGCCTGAGGGAGGAACAGAACCTTCGAATTTACCCAAAGACTGTTCTGTGGTGCCGGAGAGTTCCAACATGGCCGACCGAAGCTCCTGATAATGCTTCGAGGCAGCTGTCAAATCTCCATCCAGTTCCAAGTTGTAGGCCTTTGAATTCTCGGGTAAAGCCCAAATTCTATTTGCGCCCTTTTCCAAGTCCTTCAATTTAGCCCCAGAAACAATCGTCGTGGGAGAACCGTGATAGTTAATGATGTCTGAGATGTCCGTTAACTTCTCGTTCATCTCTCGGTTCAGTTCGATGATGTAGCTAAGATCAGAGATACCGAAATATTCACCCGCCAGCGGGTAGTTGGGTATGTGTACAATAGGGATCGTTCCCAGAGGGTTTTCTTTTTCTTCGAGAAGAACTTTGTTCTCATAGTACCTAACGATCGCCGGCTTTATCAGCTTGCCCGATTTCCTGTCATATACAGGAGCTATCCACTCTTCGGCCTCCATCACCATATCCGTGGCGGACGCCGAATGAGGGTTGTGGTGAGCCCTAGCTCCTACCATTTTGAGGGTATCAGAATCGCGGAATACCGGGTTCACAATGAGAATACGTTTGAGCTTCTTTCGATCTATCCCGTGAGGGCCACCGAACTCAGGAAAACTCAGGTGTGAAGGAATGAGGTCTACTCTAGCATGTGGTTCTTCCAGTGGGTCGGTTGCGTCCCAAGATACTCGGGCAAAGACATCGCCGGTAACCCCACCTGCTTGAGCTGCTTCCATCAACCATAAATGCTGGTTATTTTTTCGCCACGTTTCCTCAAGCATGACCCGGACAAAGTCCCGATCTTCTTTATCATTACCCGGAGTAGTGGGGTCATCCGGAATGGTGACTTTGAAGCCCTTTTTAAAAGTGAAATCATTATGGAGGTCCACCAACCTACGTGAGTAATTGAGCGTAAGAGTTGGGTCGCCAGCATCCCGAGCGTAAGACCAATGCTGCCCTAAATAATAGAGCCAGTATTTCCGATACGCCTGAAGGCGCCTACTGTGCGTTAAGTTGACCTCATTCGGGAAAACCGATTCGAACATGCTCGCTATCCCATGAGACGCCGTAGGGCTTCCACTATTATATTCCACGGAGACCTCCTCTAAAAGAATTGGAGTGCCAAATCCTAATTCCGCAACATCGTTTTAACTCTTTTCAGACAGATTACCTAACCTCTGCCTAATCCCATTTCCCGTTCTTCCCTTTTCGATGAGGCTTCAATTTGGGCTCAGTCACATTTCGGAACCATGCTCGCGCTGTCTTCATCGTGTCAGCATTATGCCATCGGGCCTGCCTACCGAGGAAGGGGTTAGGAGCTTCTTCTACCTCTTGTGAGGCTTGGACGTTAACTAACCAGCAGAGCATCATTGCGGAGTCAGGATAGTCATCCCTGGCATCAGAGGAGCCCTTGGGCTTGTGGACTACCAACTGCTGCCCACGCCACTCTTTCTCCAGGTCCTCCATTTGAGAAATAAACCGCTGCCATTTGTGAAGCTGAGAGGCCCTCGCTCCTGCAGGATACGTGAATCTTCTCGCGGATAATTCCTGACCGAAAGTCTTGTAGCCAATATCTTTTGAACTCGCATTGAATATGAAGGGCTGGACGTGAATACCATATTGATCGAGGTCAGCCGAAAGCCTGGCATACACCGGGTCACCCTTACCGGTAGCGTCGATTATAAGCTGTGACAGTTTGTAGTTCTTCAGGAAAGCCAAAATCTGAGGGTGTTGAGCCTCGTGGTCATCGCCCTGGAGTTCCAGCCAGTTCAAAACATGAATAGGGTATCGGTAAGAATCGGCGTACTCGATAGGACAATCCCAAAAAACCTTAGCTATCGTGATGATGGTAGATGCTTCCCTACCCACGTCGATGGAAGCCACAATCCCATCAGTGGAGATGTCGTAGTTGACCACATTGGCTGGGCGTAAGAAGTTGATCTTGTACTTCCGCCTACCGGTACCTTTCTCCACATGCAAAAAGTCCTTGGTGCTTTTGATTCCACACTCAGCAAGCAGATCGGCATTGACGAACATTCCTCGGTCTAGAAGGAAATGGAGGCGGTACTTCATCCTGAATTCATCCGAGTCCTCACCCAGACGTTGCTTTTCCTTGATAATATATTTTCGGTACCGAGGATTGTATTTTTGACCGACAGTGTAATCGAATTCGTAGTGTCGACGTTTCCTCGACCGGGTGCTCCCCTCGGCTAAGTCGGCACGCTTATTTCTCCGACACGCAGAATAGAATTCAGACCTTTTCCTATTCGGAGTACCAATCTTTACCAGCGTGCCGGCCACCGCCGCCGCCATAGGATGGATGGATTCCAGAATTTTGTTGGTGGGAACGTCTTGTGTCTCTTCCAGAATAATCAGGTGGTAGGTCTTGCCCTCGATGGAGGACTGCGGGGAAGCTGTTCCGCTGTCACAAAAGGAGCCGTTCGGAAGTTGCATATTCTCGCGTTCAGAATCCAAGTCGATGTCGATGTCAGGATCGAGTAGAGCAGAGCGAGATTCGTTGCAGTACAACCGGGCTTTCATGCGTGACCACATGATACCGGCTTGCTCGTAGTTGGGAGCGTAGATGCCTACCCACACACCCTTAGCGAACTTGGTTACCCGGTCGTCCCAGGGGATATTTCGGGCGAATACCGGGAACAAAACCATGCAGCCTACAACTACATTCGCCACCGTTTCGGTTTTTCCCATTTGTCTTGCGAAGAGTGATGTAATCTCTTCCGAGTCCTCCATTAGCAGAGAATAAACGATCCTCCACCCAAACTCACACTGGTAAGGGTACAGCTCTACGCCAGTCATGGTCTGGACGTAGGCCATCACCATATCGGCTAGCTTTTCGATGTCCTTATCAGAGAGGGCTCTTTTAGGTAGCGATTTTAAATCATCAGCTACCGCCTGCTCATCTACGGTCACAGTCTCTTCTGTCATTTGCGTGTCTACCTGCGATATTTGGCACTCTTAGAGTGCGATTCCTCTCAATACTATCGCAGGTCTTCTGAATTAGCGAATCTCGGGGGTTTCAGAATAAGGGTCCCCGAGCACCAGTTCGCGGGAGGACGAACCAATGGTGCTCAGGGAAAGGGGGAAAAGGGGACTGAACAAATCAACCGTATCAGGTACGATCGGATCGTGTCAACTTATCGGATGCACAGGTAACCAGCGCCATTCGAACTAGATATAGGTAAAAGTTTTCCGGAGTGAAAATAAACCGCCCAAGTGTTCGCCTCAGCGGTCCCCGTTTGTACAGAGGCACTTATCACAATACTCACACCAGCATACTTGACTACCTCAGAAGTAGAAAACCAGCCGCCCGAAGTACCTTGGGAAGCCACACAACCATCACAAGTCTCGGAAGTCCAGGTTGACATAGTTGCCGTACATTCCCCACCGGGCATGGTGGCAGGACAGCGTCGAACCAATGTTCGGAGTTCGTCGATGGTTGCTAACTCTCAATCAGACTTGCCATTGACCGTGAGACCCTCACAGTATTTTATCGCATGGTGTCGGCTGTCCATTCGCTTGTCGCCAAAACCAGCAGACCACTCATATCCGGTAGCAGAGTCTTTCCAGGTATGGTCAACAGCCGTCTCGTCATTGCCGACTTCTATGCCGACTATCGTGTCCGCATCCTGTCCCGTATCGCTTGTACTGCCGCCTCCACTGTCCAGAACATCCACCACGCTGTCATCGGTATCGCCACAGCCAACATTGCTCCCAGTGCTATCAGGAGTATCCCCCCAAGCACATGATTCACACTCGTCAGGACTAGCACAACCGGCTACCAATAATATCATTAGGATCGTTAGAGTCTTCATAGTGTCCTCCCAGACTTGGATCGCAGTAGACGTCTGGGTCTGCTGCAACATTAAAAGTTCGTTCAACCATTAGCGGAGCTTGTCCCAGGTCTTCCAGGCGATTCTCAACAGCCTTGTAGATGAAGCTCAACGCTCCCTCCACATCAACGTCGATTACTTTCTGTACCTCAGAGACAATGTTTACCATGCTACGCTTCGACATGCTCCGATGCTCCTTCAAGAGTAGTAGTCGGGGTTTCCCGAACCACGGCCATTCGCATTAGCAAACCCGGCTTACTCTGTTTTATCGCAGAGTGTACCAGGTCCGCAATTATTGGGCCTTGGGCTCGTGCCATGTCTTCCAGGGATGTCCCCGGAGCGTAGTCACTTTCGTTGAGGTCATAGGTGTAAGTTATTTGGACTCGAAATTTCTTCATACTCGTTCCTCCCGGTTTGAGTCATCGTCTACCATCCAAGAATAACACACTGAGTAGTTTTGTCACTAACTATTTTTAGGAGAGGAACTTTTCTGCGGAGTCAGCAAAGATGCTGGGTACTCGTTGGTGCAAAGTACGGAGGACTTCCTTCGAACATGCACGGATAATCTCATGGGCAGGAGTATCACACCGAAGTCCGAAAATAGTCAACCATTCCCGTAGGTTAGCTTTAACCACCAGCTTCGTTTTCAGCCCAATCGGAAGGATAGAACGAGCAGATTGAGGAGGTACACCGAGCTTGAGTAGATTCAAATACGCTTCCTCGACGTACTGATTAGCCTGAGTCCAGACTTCCTTTGCAGCGTCGTTTTTCTCAATCGTTGGTTGCTCGATGACCGTTATCTGCGAATCGAATTTTGCTTTGGCATACGAACAATATCTGGTACTTTCTTGGGCGAAACTCGCAAGCCTATGCCTAACCTGCTCATGGGACTTACCTCGGTCACAGGAGTAGATGACGGTCGCGTCACAGAACTCCAACATCGCATGGTGACCCCGTTTATAAAGCATGGACACGAACTTTTCGGCAGAGTCCTGAGTAATCTTGTCCTCAGACCGATAACAGACCCTGCCAAAGTGTTCGAGTGCTTTCTCTACTGAACTGAAGCCTTCTGGGATGGAGAGTCTTACCTCCTCAACCCGTGCTTTTTCAACTTTCATTCTCTTCTTCTCCTTATGATTGCTCCAGGGGACTCCAGATTATGCTTTTCGATCCCCGACCATCCGTTCGCAAAATCAAATAATACGCCAAGTTCGGAATGATGCTCCTTCGGTAATACAGCGCAAAGGTGATAGGCCAATTGACGCGCTTGATTCGAATCAATGATCGCATGTAGGGAACCACAGTGTAGCGGCCAGCACGCAAAGTCTAGATTCGCGTCCTCTAGATTCGCTCTCCGTAGATCCGCGCGCTGTAGATTCGCGTTCTGTAGATTCGCATCCTGTAGATCCGCGTTCCGTAGATCCGCGTCCTCTAGATCCGCGTCCTCTAGATCCGCGTAGCGGAAATCTAGGTCACCTTTTCCGATCTTCTTTAATATCTCATCCATATTCATTTTATTCTCCTCTACCTCCATCTCGATCCATACATTAGCGCGCTGGTTTCTCGTCTCCTATGATCGCCCAGAACAACGCTCCCCACCAACCGATCGCCGTCCAACCAAAAAATATAGTTAGCACCGCTATCGCGCCAAAGTGCTTTTTATTTATCGCCAGATAGATCGGCAGAAAATATAAGAAGAACCCTAATATAAGCAACACAAATTCCATTTTTAACTCCTCTTCCCTTCTCTGTGGCGACTCATTTTGGAGTCCACTGCAAGAGGGATATATCGCCACTCCTCGATTAGCTCCATGCCCTTGGCGTACTTGTACTGGAAGCTCCAGGCATCCCCGAACAGTCGGAACATCTCTTCTCGGGTTTCATTAAGGGTACCTGCCAGTTTCACAAAGTGGCCGGCATGTGGCTGACCCACACCAAAGGTGAAGATATAGGTTTCTTCCATGTTGTCGTCCTTTCAGTCCTCGAAGGTAAGAGTGATTCTAAATTCGAACCTTTTCCAATAGTGGTGAATGCGAAGAGCAGACACCTGAACCCTCGCTGAGAACAGGTCCTTAAAGGGCTCGTATGTTCTCCACTCATCATGCGTGACTCCGAACGCTTCTTCCCCGTCGCGGAGTCTTTTCTCTACTAGGTATACCTTCTTCTTCCGTACCGTTTTCTCGATCACGTCGGCCCATTCTCCCCCGCCTTCCTTCGAGGATTTATTCGGAAAATTAAATCTCATGACGCCTCCCTATGGTTATCCATATCCCCCAGACGCTTACGACACTCTTGAATGCTCACGGTTAACCGCCTTGAATGCGGCTTCACCACGGCATTAAGGAAAGGATATGTCTGGTCTTTCAGATGTTGATAGAGGTCGTGCACCCTAAGCAAATTAGCCAGAGTCTTCCGCCAGTTGTACGGGTCGTTCCGCATTTGCCTCCAGTATGTTTGAAATCATCGAGCCAGATAGTTCTATCAGACAGGAGAGTTTTGTCAACAACGAACTACAGGCCGAGGGTTTTTAAAACAAGATGCTGATTGTGGGTATAGTGGCGGGAAGTGCCCTGATCTAATAGGAGGTGCCCCATCTCATGCTGTACCAAAGGTCCAAAGGTCTCAAGGTACATAGGCCTCCACTCGACCTCCACGACATTCCCATAGGCCAAACCACTGACCACTCGTCGCAGTTTACCCCACCTGAGGATTACGCTTCCTCGCCGTTTGATTCTGCAGATGATGAGCTTATCGAAAAGAAGGTTGGATGTTCGGTAGGACTCAGGAAAATCATGCTTCGCAATGCTTCGATTTATCCGAATAGCCAAGGTATCCAAAGTAGGCATAACGTCCTGACGGATGACCCTTCGCATTGGCTCCATGTCCGGATAGCCGCACTCATCAACAAACACCACCGACCGGTGGACAGCCACCACTCTCTTCCGAAGGGCCGCACGGTTGACAATGGATAACATTGCAGTCCCAGCCATGATTGACGCCAAAGCCAAAACCGATAATTCAGCAATAATTAGCCCAACCAGATGAGCTTCCCCGTATGTCCAGATAAGGCCTCCCAGTAAGAGTAGGAAAATGGAACTGCCGAGCAAAGCCCAGATAGCACGTGTAGTTGAGGGGTAAACAGTGTCAAGCATAGGACCTCCTTATGTTATCGGGAGTATACCTTGGGTAAGGTGGAGATCCCAAATCCGTGAGGACAACGATTTTTTGTGTATATTCTTGCGTATATGGAGCGAATATACATTTATGGTTTTACTAGAAGAACGCGAGGCCCAAACAGATTGCCTTCGTCGACTAAGTCAGTTGCAGAATCCGAATCCGAAACATCCGAGTGGAAGAACACCCGAGCACTCCTTCCCTCGGGGAATACTATTACTTCAACTACCTGCACCTCCTTCACTAGTTACTTGGCCACGCGCCAACAGTTATGTGGACCGACATTCGTGTGGTCTTGATGCTTCGAGACTTACTTTCGTTGGGTAAAAGGTGGCCGTTGTCTTCAAGTCTACCCAACATATACCGAACAGTACCTGGTCCACGGTTCACCCGCTCGCCCAGTTCTTTCTGAGTTGGGCCGATACCATGCTCCTTCCAGAATGATTCGATGCTCTCGATATATCGCGTTTGCGTTGCTGTGGGGCCTTTCACCTACTTCTCCTCATAGAGGAACTTCACCCCTTCTAACGAAGCGATCACTTCATAGATCGACCAGTACGTACTCGCAGGCTCCCCGTCAAACTGGAAGGCGTCTGTGCCGCTTTTCCTCCGGAGTAACCCTTCTCCATCCTGCCCATCCGATCTGACCTTGACCCAGTACCACCCGTCCGGGTACTCGGGCTTATCCCGTATCTCGGGACATACCGGTGTGGGCCGTTGCTTCCAGTAAGGGATGTTCTTGGGAATAGGCCTACCTGCATACATGGTAATCATACCTGTATATTCTTTGGCTTCATTCCAAGTATCGAAATGGGCTTCTGTTTGTCGTACGGATGTTAGCATTATCTCCTCGTCCTTTATGTTGGTGTGAAGCTACTTTTTGAGGGTTATGGAGTAGATCTTTTTCAGCTCTCTGCCGTAAACCATCGCGTACCCTTGCTCATGTCGAGTATCAGAATTTACCCACTGTTCGGCATCGGCGTGGTCTGTAAATACTACTGTCTCCCCACCCCCATGTGGAATCGCCATATACTGGAACCTTGCTTCAAGCCGTTTCGTTACCTTAGCCACTACCCGTGCCTCGTAGTCTTTTGCCGAGGCCGGTCCCACTACGTGTTCCGGGGAGGCTTGCCCCAGCATTTCATCGAGCCCATCCATAGCTTCTTCCAGATCGGGATTCACCGGTTTGCGCTCACCTATTCCATATCTTATGTGGGGTTCTTTCATATCACTTCCAGTCTTTTGACTTCCGAATGATCATCTCGAAGTCTGTTTTGGTCGAACCATACAGGGTTGCAGAGTGCCGTTTCATAAAGTCCTTGAGGATAGATGTGGGCTTCCTTTTCCGGGTTAGCTCGTATCTCATCTTCGAGACTTTTTTCTGCGTGGCAGGATCCTTCATCAGGAGTTTGGCTACGTGCTCAGGTGCTCGTAATCCATCTACTGTGAAGTCAGCTCTACCTGTTACTGGGTCTACCGAGGGAAGGAATGTTTTCGCCAGCTTCTTCGGCACGCTCTGGAGGTGTCGAGAATCTTTTGCTACCAGATCCTCGACGGTTGTTTCCTCCCATCCGGAGAGTATCTGACCGGCAGCCCACAGGACATCGAACTCCTTTGGGATCTTTCGATCTCGGTCTAGGGGAACGGCGTTCGGTGGAAAATCATAGGCTCTCGTTAAGCCGCTGATATTCGAGACAAAGAATCCTCCGACATAGACATCACCCGGCGTTTTATCGATCACCTTACCCGCCCAACAAGAGTAAATCGTATGCTCGGTACCCAGCCTATTTCGGGACCAGGTCTCCCAGGCTTCCTTCGTTAATGTGAAATAAACCCGGAAGCAATAAGGCCGAGATGCTACACGAAACGCCCTCACTGAAAGACCAAAACATCTGCCCAGATAGTTATCCTCATACCAAACAGGCTTATACCCGGTCGAGCAATGTTGGATGGTCATATCGCTACCGCACCGATGCAGCACCAGCGCAGCCATTTTCAGGCCTTCGCCATGCTGACCGATGGTGTCAGAATCGTCGCGCTTACCCGACTTTCCAATCCGAAGAAAATCTCCCGACTCCCGTGGGTTGTATTGACTGGTCAGAGTTACTGAGACTATCTCCGAATCCCGGAATTTTAGCTCTTGCTCGTATTCACCAAAATCTTTGAAATTCTGGTAGATCTCACGTAGGGCTTCCTGTTCTCCCCAATCGGGGAGGTACTCAGCTCCTATCCCGTATTTGATGGTCCCTTTTTCCGTCCCCTGCATCCCTAGTTACCGTCTTTCGGATGCACCTTAACCACTCTGTCTTTTTGAACCTGTAGAGTGATGGTGATGATGCCATGCTCTACCTTTACTTGGGCATTCGCTACATCGTACTTTTTATCAACGTCGATGTCCTTGTGGATAGCCAAGTCAAAATCTTCAGTTAGTTGCTCTGGGGCTGTTGAGGATTTCTTGGCCTCGATGTAGATTTTCGAATCCTCGCAATCGACATTCACCGTCACATCTTGGGCGCTGATTCCCGGCGCCATTAAGAAAAATTGAAGGGTGTCCAGCGTCTCGTGTTTGATTACGTTGCTCATTTTATCTCCTGTTGTTATTTGCCAGTAACTCCCACCGACAAAAGACAGCATATCAGACACACTTAATTTGTCAACTATCTTTTATCTTGAGGGCGAAACCATTTTCCCGACGTTGGGGAAAAGGTGGTACCGACGCCTTTTTAGGAAAGTTCGGACAAGAGTGCCGGCCCACATTATTGTGGAACTCGACGACGTCGGTACCGGGGCCTGGTGTAGGAATCGAACCTACTTAATTAGCACTTGTCTCGGGAGTGAAAAACAGTCCATCTGCAGACCAGGCTCAGCGGGTTTCCCCGTCTTTGGTCAGGGCAGGGCGTCGTAGATGTGTGGGTCTGCATACATTCGATATACCCTACGGGCCTTGTCCGTCAGCCAGAACTCGTCGACAAGACAGTAGCCGCCCATACTATGATTACTCCAAGGACTACAGCGTCCCCACTCGGTATAGCTCCCACCCCAAAACTTAAAGTAAGAAGGCTGATCGATCCTTCGAACAGCGAGTCCCAGGGCTTTCCCGTAAGTATTCACCCAGAGCCTTCCCTCCCATCCTGCAACGCCCATATCTAATTCTGTTATCTCGATGTTACCTGCGCAGACTGGGGGCTCTATTTTCTTACTGGGCTTCAGCACTTCATTGCAAGGCAAACACACACTCTCGGCGAGGTCCTTTTTCTCATCTAAGATATTAATAAATACCCAAATAAGTAGCAGCGAAGCTGCAACCGTCAAGAAACCCATTAAACATTCAAATGCGAACTTCCGACTCATTGAACCACCTCATAGATGCGACTCAATGCCTGCAAGGTCAAGAGGTTATGCAGGTTGGCACCCTTGGTTAACGTCTCATCGTTGAACACACAACTGCGGTTATATTGGAAAATAGACGGGTGCTGACTATCACGCAATCCATGATCAATAAGCGGCCATGTTGCATCATGCAGATTTACAAATGTAACTTTTGCAACTGAACAAGCGGCCTCTAAAAATCCGCTCATCAAATTCATTTCTTCCTCGTACCCTATATGAGTAAAAGACGACAAAACGATCGGGACGATCCCCTGCTCCTCCATTACCTCCGTGATCTCCATTATGTCTTCAACTTTTTCGTGAATTCTGTATTCCTCTGTCGCCGCGTTGATTCCGTAGACGTCATTTGATCCAAACATCACGATGCCATACTGAGGATTGATCGCGTCAATTTCCTGCTGGAGCCTCGACGGTGAACCGCTCAACACGCCCGCTGCCGTTAAACCGCCGCCCTGTGCGATACTGTCCCGAGTAAAAGTTGCACCCTCTAAAAAATAATCTAACGGCTCAACAAGCTCTGGGAAACACCCTAGATCCTTGATGCCTATCCACCCATAAACCTCGTCAACATCTCCATATGGATATTCAAAATTTCCGAGATAATACGCAAGGATCCGATTCGATGTACTAATTGAATCCCCCGCGATCATAACAACATTTTCGTTCTGTTGCTGTCCATCGTTGATAATACCGAGAATGTGATCACTATCGATCTCAGAATGGTAATTGTAATACTCGCTGCGCACTGGGCAACCTTCTCCAACGGATCCTAAAACTTCTGTATCGGTATCAATCTCCGTGTCTGTGTCAGGCTCCGGTCCGGTGTCCGTATCCGTATCTGGGCACCCGCTTGACTCATCGCACTCATCGCCGATCCCATCGCTATCGCAATCGCCCTGTGCTGGATTATACACGTCGGGACAATTATCAACCGGCGTACAGACCTCCGTCACGATTCCGTCACCATCCATATCTTGAGCAAAAACCGTTACCGGAACAGCTAATGCGACTAGCAATAAAATCAAAAACAACGTTCTCATATTCCCTCCTATAGGAAAGTGTTGTGGGTACCGTACCATATTGCTTCGGGATACCTTATTTCTAGACGTAGTACTTGGTTCCCCTGTGTTGACATTTTTTCTTGACCTTATCTTTGTCGAAAAGACGCCGGAGGATCTGAGATACCTGGCCGCTGGTGTACTCTCGGTATTGTTGCATATCACTCCCCAAAGTCTGACCCCTGGCAGTTCTCTGTTAGCTCATTAAAATACTCACGAGTCGCTTGTATCCCGCAGTCGTCACACGCGCCAGTCGTATAGCATTCGCTGCAAGCCTGACTGGCCTCGTCTACAGCGCGTTTTAGTTTCTTTGCGATTGCATCAACCCGAACATATTCGACATCCCCGACTTCTCGTTCGACATCTGACTTGCACCATTCACGAGGAGTTCCATCTCTCCAGTAGCTAGCAATTATCCTCTCAGGCATTTCCTGGATGGGGTCATCGCATTTCGGTTTCTGCTTAAACGGAACCTGGTGTGGGGTGCTGGCATCTAGACCCAAGGGTATCCGGAACTGGGCGACCGCATGTTCGAATTCTTCGGTGGTCCAGCGAAGAACATCGGCAGCCTCTACCCGGCGAAGGTTAGGTAAAATTTCCCCGTTAGGTCCCATCAGATTCCCCGTATAAAGAACACCTTCGTCCGCATTGAATATCAGTTTGTTACTCATAATTCCTCCAGTTTAGGTTAAAACTTACCTGTTTTCTTTCGCACTACGTAACCGTCCGGTGTTTTGCAGACAGCCATTTTTGACTTGCACATTTTAACGACATATGGGTCGCATGTTCGTTCACAGCTTTCTTCTATCGCTGCGAACTGACTGGCCACTACCATTCCTCCGACAGCTAGGAAGAACAAACATGCCCAGGCTAGCCACTCAACTGTTGTCTTAGGTAAAGGTACGCTCATTTCGACCCCTTCTTTCTTAATGAAGACCAGTCAAAGCCGAGGCCCCGGTCTATCTGTGAGGGTGTCCCCTGGCAGGAGTGAACATGTCCGTCCTCGTCGGCCAGTCTCCAAGTCGGGTTTCTTTTTGTCCCGCCTTCTACCCAGTGTAATTCTGATTCACCGCAATGTTTGCATGAAAGGTCGCCGCCATAATCATACAGGACGCCATCGGGGTCCCCATCATTAACCATGTCAGCCATATCACCCATGATCACCCTCGTTCTCTTCGACCAGCTTGTTGACCCGCTATGAAACCTAGTTGCCGAGTAATTTTCATCACCTCCGGCCACTCCTCAGCTTCCTGTGCAGAATTCCGGCGCTTTTCCAAAAGAGCGATCTGGTATTCATCCTCATAGAGAGCGGGTTGCTCAGCCAGGTAACCGGTAACCAGCATCGCGTTGTGCTTCAAGTGCTGCTCGTAAGTATCCGTTTTCACTTGTTCGGGATTACGGCGAGCGTGCTCACACAGCTCGAAATTCTCGCACTCGTTGCACAGTCTCTGCCACTCCTGCATGGTCTTCCGAGCCAGGTGCTCTTCCAAATACGTGGATAGACCGTAGCCAATATGGTGCTTAACTACGCCTACCTTCCGTCGAGTGGCTTTTTCCCTATAGCAGACGACATCAATATTAAAGCGAATCATTTCTTTTTCTCTCCCGTGGTTGTGGATTACCCACATCTTCCCACGCAATAATTTCATCCATAATCGCGCATTTGCTGCATATCGAACGTTCATCCGGACAATGTTGCAAACAGAATTTTCTTAGCAAATTTATGACGCCATGCTTAACCGCTCGATGTTTGTCCGGGAGGTTCCCGATGAATCTACCCATTCTGTCATCCGACATGAGGTTCGGCCTCTTCTGTTACTCGGACCAATCCGTTCCATAGGATAATCGCTTCATCCAAAGTTTCGGCGGAAGGTCCATGCAGATTGCATCCCGAGCACTCAACCCAGATAAAAGGAATCCGGTTCGCAGGTTCGGGAATCCGACCTGTCCCGAGGTGGCGCTTCGATCCACAATCCGGATTCGGACAGGCTAACGCCCTAGCTAGAGGACGGGCCAGTTTCTCCGCCTCTTCTTTATCCAGCCGGATTTTCTCTTCTTCGAGGTCTTTACGATATTCCAACTGAGTGCAAAGATTGAGAGCAGCCTTTCGAATGGCAGTGGTATCGTGGTCCAAGGCGTACCCCCGAACATTCGCCATGAAATGCCCCCCACTTATCGACGTTAAGTGGTCCATAAGTTGAATTTTTGAGAATTCGCTGGGCACTGGGCCGAGGATGACAGAAATGAGGGTGTTCCCGTCAACGTGACGCCCCTCCTTTTCCACTAAATGACTACCATCTCGGAACAAACACAATCTTATCTCGGAATATTCCATCAAACTACCACCCTTTCCGGCTGCGACTACCCCTCGAAACCAGCCAATCGATGGCGGTTAGGAGATAATCGGTAAAATGAGTCTTGGCTTTAGGTCTCTCTGAACGTTCCTCTATCAGCGTAATTTTATTGGCTAAGCCACATACCGGGCAAACCTCAGTGTTTTCGCCGTGCAATAGCTCTTGCGAATCGAAAGAAGTCCGGCAGCGAGCACAAATCACGTCGGTAAAAAGACCTGGTTGAAAACGAGGTCCACCACCTCCGTTAGATGGGCCGGTGTCCACTACTTCTCTCCGCCATGAAGAGGACCAATTGAGCAAGGGAAGGTTTGTCATCTTTTGATCCTCGACCTAAGGTATTCCAGCATAGGGAGTTCCACGGCCACCGCCCGGACAGTCATTGAAAGGTGCTCCCCATACTTCGAAATAAATCGGAGATTCAAGGGGATGTATATTTCCGAGACCACCAAATTCTGAACATGCTCGATGATCTCGGCATCGGTCCACTCATCCCACCGCTTGCCATATTTCTTTTCTGAATCTTCTATTTTCATTTGCCACCTTCTTCCGTCTTCGCTGCCCACACACGGGAAGCCGATAATTTCCGTATCTCCAAGTCGATCGGGCACTCGGAACAAACGCGGTTTTCTCTCTTGCAGGCATGGACACAATACGCGGCGTAATGCATGGACAGAAATCGAGTCGATTTACCGTGCAGGATCAGAACATCGGCCTTTCTCACGTACCGTTTTTCTTCGTGGTAATTCATCTGTTCTCCCGCCTCCATTTATCCTGCTTTCTAGAGATAATGGCGTCACATAATCGGTCGTGGGTATCGAGCGACATGGCCACCGCCGCCAAAGCGAACGGAACTAGTGAAATGAAAAAGCGGGTGAGCGGAAAGCCTACATTGTAGGTGTTCTCGATGTAGGCGTGAGCCCAATGATTTACGACCAGACCAAAGGCCCAGAGTACTGCCACCACGATGGTCCAAGTTGTCCAAGTTATCCAAATATGCATGAATCCTCCTATCTGGTGCATTTCGCATGGTGCCGAGAAGCGAAGTGGAGGTCGACTTCCAATTTACGGACCTTCTTCTCCAGCCGAGTTATCTCCGCTTTTGCCTCTCGAAGCTGGACGGAAAGAGTTTTTTTCTTCTCAGCTGAGGGACTGACCACTTCGCAAACAACCCAGACAATCGCGTTCCGTCCAGAACGTGTTCGCCTTTTTCTACAGCTGTCTACAACCCGGCCTTCCAACACCAGCTCTCGACGTCGAGCAGTTTGAGTTTGCGATCCCAAATCGAGATGCACTTGCAGCTCATCATCGGTGCAGCCGTATTCGCCCATTTCTCCCAGCCGGCCAAACACCCTGGCGCGAAGGCTTGTCGCAATAGGGGCAATCGCGTCAGCAGCCGCTTCAGAGGTGTCGCTTTCTGCCACGTGGGGCGGTTTCCCGTCATATAAATCATAGTCAGTCATCATTTTCCTCCCCGCTTCATCTCAACCAGTCGTTTTGCGATTGGGCAGCGGTGGCAATCAAGTGTCCGATCACGCTTACAATACCAATTGCAGTGTTGGTAGAGATGGCTCCAAAGAAGAGCTTCCGCCTTTTCGACCAACATCTCTTCTTTTACATAGTCAGTCATTCTGATCCCTCCCATGGCATTTCTATCCCCTCGATCAAGCTCCCTTTTTCAGCAAAAACATATACGCTCTCGTGTTTGGGAACCGAGTATTCTGCGGTCCATTTAACAGTCCCCGAGGGCATCCAAAGCCCCACTCGTTCGACTCGCACGTTTTTCGACGGTTCTTCCGCCACAGGCTCCTCATAAGACCCATAAAATGTTTTTGATCGTTCACTATCTCGGACGATAATCACTACATAAGGCTGGCCGTTTTCGTGTACCGTCGTGGTGCTTCCATCCGCCATTAAAACCAAGACTCGATTTCGCATACGCAAATATTTCGCACGCTCGAAAACACTTCGATGAACCAGGTGTTTGCCCTCAACCTCACGCAGCCTCCGAAAGAATTTTTTCTCTTCTTCCTTGGGGTCTACGATCCGTTCTGTCCGGAACTCGGAGTCAGCCATTTTCTGCCACCCGAAGAAGGCCATTCCATAAATCGATGGTTTCTGTGAGATCGGTGCCGAAAGGCCCACGCATTTCACACCCCGCACACGCTATCCAGCCGCGACCGGGTTCACCTAAAGAATCCTTGATGAAAACAGTGGCTTCTTTTCCATCACTGCAATTTGGATTCGGGCAGCCTAGAGCACCGAAGATATGCTGGGTGTATCCTTCGCGCTGACCTTTTTCGATTCTCGCTTCAGCCAAGTAACTCACTCGACGTTGCTCCAAGATGGGCTTCAGGCGTTCTGCTAACTTCCGAACTTCGACAAGGTGTCCGTTTTCAGCACAATCAATAAGATCCTCGCTCAATACAGAATGGCATTCCTTTAAATAAACCTGCTGCTCGATCGACGATGAATCATCTGGAACCGGGCCTAGAACGAAAGAAAGGTAGCTCCCCATAATTGTGATGGGTCTCGTTCCTATTGAAGTGCCTCCTTGTTCGTACAGGTACACTCGCAGAACTAAATATTTCGCCGGACTTTGCTTATCGGACATCATGAATCCTCCCGAATTCGTAGGCCTAGCCGTATCCGCCAGGCAGGTAGCAATCGAAACAGATAGAATGCTAACCATCATATTCGCTGCCATTCACCTGTGTCAGCCGAGGCTCGTTTTCTCCTCGACCGGTTGGTTCTCCACAGATGTCACACAGTTCTGGTTTTTCTTCTTCGTCAGTCATAAATCCTCAACGATTGCACTTTTTAGTGTCGATTACCGATCACTTGTCTTGCGGAATAGGATTCAGTTGCTCCCACCCGATGTCTTTCCATGCCCTCATCTTGTCATCCCATTCCTGCTGATCTTTCCACATCGTCCCATCGTCACAAAGAGCAACAGCGCGACCTTCAACCTCTATAAGTTGTATCGGCTTGCGCTCCCTGACCACTAGCTCCTTTGGAGAATTCTGCTGGAAGTCATCGCACCTCGGATCATCTGGCCAAATCGCACGAATGCCCTTTTTGTTCCAAAAACACAGCCAAGCACCTTCAAGTCGCTTGCCTGGTCTTGAATGCAAGCATTCTCTACACGTATTCATTGCCCCTTTGTACGCAGAAAAACCGCACGTCGGACAGGCCTCGGTGTCCATTCCGTGCAAAAGGTCCTCTGGAACAGAGTTCGACTTACACTGAGAACAGGTCGGTCTGGTGTGGGGGTCATGGTCGCACTTGTTAGTATGACTGCTCATCCTTTTCCTCCCCGCTTCTTCTCAGCTAACCACTTGCGGTTGTGTGGCTCAGCCATGGGAGAGAGGTTCAAAATTTCATTGTGCAAAGGGCACAAGCCACAAGTGGACTCCGAACGATTCTCCTCACACTGTTGCAAGCAATAGTGGAGTAAATCAGACAATTTATGTCTTCCTAGTGCAGCCTTGGAGTAGTTGTAGCTTTCTTGAACATGCCTCAACCAGGCAGTTTTACGTCGGCTGTTGTCCTTGTTCATTGAATCCTCCTGAATTCGCTTCCCCTAGTAAATGTATGGAAACTGCATAATTACTGGCTCTAGCCCTAGAGAAATGTGCAGTCTATGCAGTTTCAGTCCCTTTTTTATGCAGTTTGGCTGCTTCCACAGCCTCCCGAATTCGCTTTCTCTCGGCGACATGCCATGCCACATGATGTTTTGTGCAAAGCCAAGTAACTTCCAACGGTTTCGAGTAGTCCTGGTGGTGACCTTCTACCTTCACATCCGTGCCACAGACTTCGCAATTCCCCTTGAATAAACGGCCATGCCGAAGAGCGGAGTGCATCAAGTCCCAAGCATGCCACTTTTTCAACTGCCGTTTGTGCCTAGCTCTTTCCTTCGGAGTCATTTTCTTCGCTAATTCCGGGTCCAAGACATCCTTTTGGCGCTGGCGGTACTGCTTGCGCCCGGCAATAACCTTTTCAGGGTTGTCTTTTTTCCACTGCATTTGAGCGACGTAAATACACCCTTTGCAGAGACCGGCCTTTCCAGACTTAACCCGAGGCTCATTAAAGAAGTTATCCAGCGGTTTCGCCTCACCACAACGATTGCATTCCTTTGTTCCCACTTCTTCAGTCATCTGAGCCCTTTTCGAAGTATGTTCGGCCAGGAGGATGCCAGACCCTGGACCTGACCTAGACTTCATTCGGTGAAGTCCTTTCTCAGAACTTTTTGTTCGGTATGAAGGATACTCTTTTCACCGGT